TAGGTTTCGAGCAGGTCGACGACCGCTTCGGGGTTGTTCTCACCGTCGTACTCGCGGAAGGTGTTCACCAGCTCCAGCGCGTCGAAATCCGATGCGAAGGTCTGCGCGAGTACGGCATACGAGGGCGGCGCCTTGTAGGTACGGTAGTGGTTCACGAAGAGCTCCTGCACATGCTGGAACGTGCGGTCGGGAAGATACTCGCGGCGCATGTGCGCTACGAGTATGCTGCATACCGTGTCATGGCGTATGGCCGTCGAGTAGAGCTCGTAGAGGTACTCGGCCGAGAGGGCGTTGCGCGTCGTGCTCATGGTCGTCCTCCCTGTTTGCCGTGTTCGATCCGCAGACGGTATAGCTCGGGATAGCGTTCGCGCGTCATCTCACGGCACTTCCCGGCCATGGCGCACTCCTGACATACGGGCGAGAGGGGCGTCCACAGCAGCGTCGAGAGGCTGCAAACGTAAAGTCCCGCCTCGGTGCCGATACGGCGGCGCTTGGTGGCGTCTTCATATTCGGGATAGAGGAACTTCGCAAGGGGATGCTGCGAGCGGTCGCGCACTTCGTGCAGCAGTCCTCCGCGCGAGAGTCCGTGCCTTTTCAGCCATCGGTCTTCCCAATAGCGGTGTGCGGGGGTGTTGTGCGCGAAGCGCTCCAGAGCCTTCTTCCCGAACGAATGGGCGGGCGTCCAGCGTCGCAGGGCCTCTTTCCCATAAAAGGTCAGGGCATAGACCTGACAGATGCAGAAGTCCACGACCTTCTCGCGTGCGGGAGCCTCCGCTCCGCCTGAGAGCGTTTCCATGCACCCGTCCACGGCCCGGCGTGCCACTCCTCCGCCGGGGAATCGGAACTCCTCGTCGAGAGTGCGACGCACAAGGAGCGTGAAGAGCCTCTCGACCCATCTATTTCTTCTTGCGGCTGTTCCCATCGCGGTCGATCATTTGACGCATTTTCAGCTTGGCCAGAAACAGACGGCTTTTTACCGTCTCGATATTGGGCGTGCGGAGCGTGCCGTTGCGCAGAGTGATCTCCATGATCTCTTCGAGCTTGTATCCGGCCTGTTGCAAAAGCAGCGCCTCGCGGTATATGGGGTTCAGACGTTCGAGGGCCCGCAACACGTCATCGCCGTAGAGTTCGGCATAGTTGTCCAGCCCCATGCAGTTGCCGCTCACATGTTCGGCATCCTCGGCGTAATGGCTTATGATATGCTCCGGATCGAGGTCGTCCGTGGTCTTGAAGGCGGCTCTGCGGCGGTCCAGGTCGTATATGAGGCGCTTGCAGCATACGAAAATCCAGTTCGCCAGCGACTTTTCGGGGTCGTAGGTATGGATGTAGCGGTAGAGGTTCGAGAGGCATTCGTTGTAGTTCTCCCCGACATCCTGCCAGCGCGCGGTAAAGCGCATGCAGAGTTTGTAGACGAGGTTGCGGTTGGGCATGATCAGCCGTTCGAAGAGCTCCGTACGCTGGCGTACGGACTCCTGTGCATCGGTATGAGGGGTGTTGTGTCGTTCTTTCACTCGCTTGCCGACTTTTCGGTTGTGTACTCATCTTGTTCGATCTGTCGGCTTATGGTTAGCGTTGAATGGGAACTGGACGGGGCGGCGGTGCGGCCGCCCCGCAGGCGGAGTGAAAGGACGTACGGCAAATTACCGGATGCGGTACTTGCGCACGTAGTAGTGAAAGAGCAGGAAGGCGTCGGCCTCGTCGTGCGAAGCAGGGTGGAAACGGTAGTCGTCGATGCAGGCGGCAATCATCCGTGCCTTGTCGGCGCGGCCGTCTCCCGTTGCGAACTTCTTGAGCGCTGCGACGTTCACGAACTCCACGGGCAGCATCTCCAGTTCCTCCGATAGCAGGAGCACGATGCCCCGCAGCTCGGAGAGCTTGCGCAGGTCGCGGTTATGGGCGTTGAAGCTCACATCCTCGGCCACGATGCGGCGTATGCCGTGCCGGAGTATGAACTCGCGGAGCGTGCGGTAGAACTCCAGATAGGTGCGGCGGTGGTGCGTGGCATGGAAATTCCACGCCCCGGAGCCGTGCAGCGAGTAGTAACCCGTCGTGGTGGCCACGTCGAGGGCCAGCAGTTCGGCGCGCGTGATGCTACCGCTGTTCGATCCGCGAGGCTCCATTCTCCTTGACGACGGTTATGCGGTGGGGATAGTTCTCCTGCACGAGTCCGTGCGATACGACCAGCGCGGTTACTTCCAGACGGTTGAGTGCGGCGAAGATACTCGCAAGTCCGTCCGCATCCATCGCGTCGATCACTTCGTCGATGCAAAGCAGGTCCAACCCCTTTCCGAAATCGCAGTTGCCGTTTATGAGACGTTGCATCGCTACGATCGAGGCGAGGTTCACGCGCGCCCGCTCTCCCTCGGAGAATTTGGCGAACGTCCCGGCATCCATGCCGTCGCGCAGGATCGACACCGAGATCTTCTCCCGCACGGCGCCGCTCTTGAGTTGGGTGTATCCCGAGAGGTTCACGCGCAGGTCCGACCCCAGATCTTCGAGCACCCGGTTGAGCATTCCCGCCAGCGCGTCG